GCCTCAGGCGACGCACACCTACGTCGCCCAGGCGCCGCAGGTTGGCGCGCTGGTGAGGGTATCGCCGGGTGCGGCCACGCACACCTACACCGGCCGCGTGCCGCAATTGAAGGCGATGGTGCGGCCCGCCCAGGCGACGCACAGCTATACCGGGCAGGTGCCGCAGGCGAAGGCGAGCGTCAAGCCGGGGCAGGCGACGCATACCTACACGCCACGGACGCCGCAGGCCAGGGCGAGCGTCAAGCCGGGGCAGGCGACGCACAGCTACACCGGCCGCGTGCCGCAGCTGAAAGCGATGGTGCGGCCGGGGCAGGCGACGCATACCTACACCGGCAGAATACCGACGATCGGGCAGGGCCGGTTTATCTCACCGGGTGCGGCGGCGCACAGCTATATCGGCCGCGCGCCGAAGCTGCAGCAGCAGGTGCGGGCCACGGTCGCGACGCATGTCTACACCTCTCGGGTGCCGACCTACGTCGCGCAGATCGCCTACACCGCGGAGCCGCTGCGGGCGCGCATCGGGGCGACGCCGGCGGTGGACACGCACACCCGCATCGGCACGACGCCGGCGGTCGATGTGAACGAGCGGATCGGCCCCGCGGTCGGGACCGTGACGATGAAGCGGATCGGAGAGCCAGCGAAGTGAGTGCTGAGTGCTGAGTGAGGACCCATGCTTGAAGAGCTGATCGCGGGAGACACGCTGGATTTTCTGGACAGCGTGCCGGAGTATCCACCGGCCGACGGCTGGACGCTCAAGTACCGCCTGGTGCCGAGGTTCACGACGCCCACGCAGGCGCCGATCGACATCACCGCATCGACCTCCGGCACCGACTACCGGGTCCAGGCGGCAGCCGGCATCACCGTGGCATGGACACCCGGCGCCTACACCTGGGCGCGATGGGTGGAGAAGGCCGGCCCGATCCGCCAGTCCCTCGGCGCGGGGCAGATCGTCGTCAAGACCGATCCGTCCGCGGCGGTGCAGGGCTACGACGGACGGACGCACGCGCGGAAGATGCTGGACCAGATCAACGCCGCATTCGAGGCGTTCCAGATCGGGGTCAAGTCCTACACGATTGGATCGCGGCAGATGACGAAGCAGGACATTCCGGAAATGCTCACCCTGCGCGATCGCTATATTGCGGAGGTCGCGAACGAGGACTCCGCCGCGAAGATTGCGTCGGGCCTGCCGAATCCGCGCAACGTCGGAGTGAGGTTGACACGTGTTTGAGTGGCTCATACGGAAAGACCTGAAGAGGGTGCGCGTGGAAGAGGAGAAGCCGCGCGCCCGCAAGAAGCGCGCCGGCAAGGGAAGCGACCGCCTGGTGGTTCCCGCGCAATTCCGGATGTATCAGTCGGCGCGGCCCTCGCGGCTGACCGGCGGGTGGGGAACATCCACGAGCTCGGCCGACCAGGAGCTCGTCTCCAGCCTCGTCAACCTGCGCAACCGCTGCAGGGCGCTCGTGCGCGATGCCGCCTACGCCAAGCGCGCGAAGGTGATCGTGCAGAACAACGTCGTCGGTTCCGGTATCGGGATGCAGGCGAACGTCATGTCCTCGCGCGACACGCTGCGCGAGGACGTCAACGATGTGATCGAGGAGGCCTGGGGCGAATGGATGGAGGCGGACTCGTGCCATACCGGCGGGCGGCTCCATTTCTGCGACTTCGAGCGCGCGCTCATAGGCCAGGTCTTCGAGAGCGGGGAGATATTCATCCGCAAGCACATGAGCGCGTTCGGCAACTCGCGCGTGCCCTTCGCGCTGGAGATGATCGAGCCCGAACGCATCGCCGACGAACTCACGAGCCTCGTGCAGTCCGGCCCGGCGCTGCAGGGCGGGCTCATGAAGATGGGCCTCGAGGTGGACCGCTACCACCGGCCGCTCGCTTACTGGATTCGCGAGCGGCATCCCGGCGATCTCCGGTTCGTGCAGGGGGAGACGGACCGCGTCGAGCGCGTGCCGGCCGATCAGATCATCCATCTGGCGATCATCGACCGCTGGCCGCAGACGCGCGGGGAGCCGTGGCTGCACGCCGTCGCGCGCAAGTTGAACGACATGGACGGCTACTCCGAGGCGGAGATCACCGCTGCCCGTGGTGGCGCGAGCTACATGGGCTCGATCGAGACGCCGGAGGGGGATACTCCGCTCGTAGAGGTCAAGGAAGGCGGCACGCAGGAATTCGAGATCGAGCCGGGCACCTTCAAGCGGCTGTTCGCCGGGGAAAAGCTCAATTTCCACTCCCCGAACCGCCCGAACACGGCGCTCGATCCGTTCATGCGCTACATGCTGCGCGAGGTCGCGGCCGGAGTGGGCTGCTCGTACGAGAGCCTGTCGCGCGATTACTCGCAGTCCAACTACTCATCGAGCCGCCTGGCGCTTCTCGACGACCGGGATCTCTGGCGGATGATCCAGGGCTGGTTCATTCGTAATTTCCGCCATCAGACCCACCGTATCTGGCTGCAGCAGGCGGTGCTGGCGCGCGCGATTCCCGGGATACGGCTCGAGGAGTATGCCGCGGCGCCGCGCAAGTTCGAGGCCGTGCGTTTCAAGCCGCGCGGCTGGGGATGGGTCGATCCGACGAAGGAAGTCGAGGCCTACAAGGAAGCGGTCAAGGCCGGCTTCACGACGGTTTCAGACGTCATCGCGGCGACCGGCGGCGGGCAGGACCTCGAGGACATCCTGCGGCAGCGCGATCGCGAGCTGAAGATGATGGAGCAGCTCGACCTCGTATTCGACACCTCGCCGAGCGTCTACGTGGCGGAGTCGAAGCTCGCGCCGGCGGCGCCACCGAAGAAAAAGGAAGGCGGGAAGGACGACGGAGATCCGCCCGATGACGACGACGACAAGTCCCGCAACGACGAGCCGCAATTGCGGCTCGTTTGATTTAAGGAGGCATCCATGAGCCAGAAGCCGAGCATTGCCGAGATCCTTGCCAAGCCCGACCAGCGCGAAGCGTTGTTCGACCGCGCGACCCTGAAGGAAGAAACGCGCACCGTCGAGGTCGCTTTTTCCTCGGAGGTCCCCGTCCGGCGATGGTACGGCAAGGAGATCCTCTCGCACGCCCGGGGGGCAATCAATTTCGAGCGCCTGAAATCCGGGCGCGCGAACCTGCTGGTGAACCACGATCCGGGCGACTGGGTCGGCGTGATCGAGGATTCGCGCGTGGACGACGACAAGGTCGGGCGCGCCGTGGTGCGCTTCGGCAACAGCGAGCGCGCCTCCGAGATCTTCCGCGACGTCAAGGACGGGATCCTCGCATCGATCTCCGTCAGCTACCGGCGCGACGAAATGAAGCTCACCAAGACGGGCTCGGACGAGGACGACGAATACACGATCACCCGGTGGACACCTCTCGAGGTGTCACTCGTGACGGTTCCCGCCGACCACACGGTCGGCGTGGGCCGGGCAGCAGACACGCAAGTTCATCAACCCGCGGCAGCCGCCGCTCGAAAGGAGCATCAAATGAAAGCAGGAGAAAGCGCCCCGGCGGGCGGTGCCGCCGAAGTTGTAACCGTAGTCGACCACGCAGCGCCGGAACGGCTGCGCATCCTCACGCTGCAGACGCTCGCCAAGACGCACAAGATCGACGACGAGCAGCGCGACCAGTGGATCAACGAAGGCGTCACGTCGGAGGAGGCCGCGCAGAAGGTGCTCGACATCATCGCCGAGCGCGCGAAGAAGGGGGTGAAGGACAACCCGGCGCGCCTCGGGCTGTCCGCGGTCGATATCAACCGCTACTCGCTCACGCGAGCGATCAAGGCCTGCGTCGAGAAGTCCTGGCCGAAGGTTGCGCCCTACGAGGCCGAGATCAGCGAGACGGTGGCGCGCAGGCTCGGACGCGCTAATTCCGGCGAGCACACGTTCTTCGTGCCGCTGGATGTGCAGTGGGCGAACGCAATGCAGCGCGAGCAGCGCGACCTCGTCGTCGGCACGGCATCCGCCGGCGGCTACCTCGTAGGCACGGCCGTGCTGGGATTCATCGACGTGCTGCGCAATCGAAGCGTCGTGATGCGCCTCGGCGCGACGACCCTGCCTGGCCTGGTGGGATCAGTGTCGATTCCCAAGAAACTCACTTCCGCGTCGGGTAGCTGGTTCGCAACCGAGGCCGGTACGGCAACGGAATCGAACTTGACGTTCGGCCAGGTGCCGCTTGTGCCGAAAACGGTCGGCGGCTACGTCGAGATCAGCCGGCAGCTGCTCCTGCAGTCCACGCCGAACGCGGAGGGCATCGTCAACACCGACCTCGCATCGGTCATCGCCCTGGCGGTCGACCTGGCGGCCCTGGTCGGTCCGGGAACCGCGGGCCAGCCGACCGGCATCGCGGCGACTACCGGCGTCGGCACGGCGAACCCGACCGCCGGCACCAACATCAACTACGCCGACATGATTCGCTTCCAGACGACCGTCGCGGGAGCCAACGCGATGCTTCCCGGATTCGGGTATGTCACCACGCCGACCATCGCCGGGCTCCTGATGGGCAAGCCGCGCTTCACCAACAGCGACACGCCGATCTGGGGTGGCAACATCCTCGACGGATCGCTGGTCGGTGCGCGTGCCATGACGAGCCTGCAGGTCAGCTCGGCGACGATGTTCGGGGGCGATTTCAGCCAGGTGGTGGTCGGCGAGTGGGGCGTCCTCGAGATCGAGGCGAACCCGTACGCGCAGTTCCAGGCCGGGATCGTCGGGGTGCGGGCGCTCTACTCGTGCGATATCGGGGTCCGCTACGCCGCGGCCTTCGCCATTGGTACGGGCATGACCGCCTGATCGATCGAGCAGTTGATTTCCGTTGCGACAAGCGGGGCGCTCGTTGCGGGCGCCCCGCTTCATTCTGGAGGGAACATGAAAGCGAAAGTTATCCGCGGCGTCTACATCCGCGGCAAACCGTATCCCGAGGGGGCGATCGTGGAAGTCAACCCGATCGAATTCGCGGAACTGAAAAGCACGAACTACGTCGTCGCGGCGCCGGCGGAACCGGCCAGGCCGGCGGCCGGTGAGTTCGCCCTCGATCAAACGAGCAAGACGGCCGAAACACCGGCACGGAGAAGGGCTGGCTGATGACCTGGCGCGAGGACGGCCCGCAGGGTAACGAAGCGGGCAAGGTTCGATACGACGTCGTCCCCTACATGAAGGGGCGTGTTTTCGACCTCGGCTGCGGGCAGCACAAGATCTACCCGACCGCGGTCGGGATCGATAACCGGGTCGACGCGCGGCTGTTCGGGATCCAGATCAAGCCTGACTTTGCCGTCGAGACGTGCGAGCGCATGCCGTTTTTCTCGGATGGCGCTGCCGACACCGTGTTTTCGAGCCACCTGCTCGAGCACATCGAGGACCACGTCGGGGCGCTGACCGAGTGGTGGCGGTTGGTGAAGCCCGGCGGCTACCTCGTGCTCTACCTGCCGCACGCGGAGCACTATCCGCGCATGGGGCAGCCGGGCGCGAACCCGGACCACAAGCACGACTTCCTGCCAGAGGACATCACGCACGCGATGGAGAAGATCGCGGAGGCATCCGGCCACGGCTGGGAGCAGGTCGAGAACGAGACGCGGACTAAGGACCTCGAATACAGCTTCCTGCAGGTCTACCGCAAGACCGGCACCAGGGGGCAGCGCTTCCAGCCGCGAGCGCGTCCGGAAAAAACGCTCGGCGTCGTCAGGCTCGGCGCCTACGGCGACGCGCTGTGGACGAGCACGCTCCTGCCGCAGTGGAAAGCCGAGGGCTGGCACATCACGATCTACGTCCAGCCGCAGGGCGAGGAAGTGCTGCGGCACGATCCGCACATCGACCGCATCATCTGCCAGCCGCACGGGCTCTTCGAGTTCGGCGACGGCTCGATCGCCATGTGGCAGACCGGCTACTGGCTGCACGAGGCGAGGAAATACGACCGTTTTATCCAGACCATCGGGGCGGTGGAGCGCCAGCTCCTGCCGCAGCCGAACGAGGCGGACTTCTACCTGCCCGACGAGCAGCGCCGGCGCCTGATGAACCGCAACTACGTCGAGGCGCTGCACGAGCGCGTCGGCCTGCCGTTCAACCGGCAGAGCGCGCGCCAGAAGTTCTACCCGACCCCGGAGGAACTTGCCTGGGCGGCGGAAGAACGGGCGAAGATGGACGGGCCGCTGGTGCTGATCAACCCGAGCGGGTCGAGCGTGCCGAAGTGGTGGCCGTATTCGCAGCAGCTTGCAGACATGCTGGCCGCCGAGCGGATGCACTCCCGCATCGTCGGGGATCTGCGTCTGACGAAGTTCCGGCCATCGGGAAAATACGGAAAGTCTATCGGGATCGACTGGCCCATCCGCAGGCTCTTTGCGCTGGCGTCGCTGGCCGACGTCGTCGTCGGGACCGAGAGCGCGCTCGTCAACGCGGTCGCCTACGAGGCCCCGCTCAAGATCGTGCTGATGTCCCATTCGACGCACGAGAACCTGACGCGCGACTGGTTGAACACCATCGCGATCGAACCCGATGGCCTGGCGTGCTATCCGTGCCACCGGATCCACGCCGACATGACGCACTGCACGCACGATTTTGAGGCCAACGCCGCGGCCTGCCAGTCGGCGGCGAAGCCGGAGCTCGTGATCGAGCATATTCGCGCTTACCTCGCGAATGCGGGGCGGGAGGCGGCGTGACGCCGGCGAGCATCATCAGCCCGGATCTGGTGAACGAGCTGGTCGAGACAGCGCGCGCCGCTCCGCCGGGCGATCTCGTCGAAGTGGGCGTCTACCAGGGCGGCAGCGCGGCGGCCCTGGGCGGGGTTGCGAGGGAGCAGGGGCGTCGGCTCTTCCTCTTCGACACCTTCTCCGGTATCCCGCACGCCGACCCGGAGCGCGACCATCACAAGGTGGGGGATTTTGCCGATACCTCGCTCGATTCCGTGCGCGCGGCCATTCCGGATGCGATCTGCATGCCTGGAGTGTTCCCGGACACGCTGACGCCGGACGTCGGTCCGATCGCGCTCGCCCACGTGGACTGCGACCAATACGCGAGCGTGCGGGCATGCTGCATCGCGCTGGGCCCGTTGATGGTTCCCGGCGGGGTGATGGTGTTCGACGACTACGATGCGCTACAGGGCGCGCGCGTGGCTGTGGACGAAGTTTTCGGCGGGCGGGTTCAGATGAGTGCGAAGGGGAAGGCGAGGGTGGTCTTTCCGTGAAGGGGGATGTGATGGCAGACGACATGACAAACGGCAAGCACGTCGCGATATTGCGCGTGAGCCGTCAGCTGTTGGTGCAGGTGCTGGGGCTCCCGATTGAAACCGTTGTAGACGGTGCCCAGATTTCGTTCGATCAACCGGACGTGATTGAGCTGCGAATCAGGCATGAAGACTTGCCGCTGGTCGGCCCTGGCGCTGTGCTGCCAAAGGTAACCGCTGAATTAAGATCGGAGACGGTTGAAGGGCCGGCGCGCGAGACGCGCTTCGTCCGGTGGGTGCTGTAGATGCTCACCGAAGACCCTGACATCTTCCTCAGCACCGCCGAGTTCGCCGTGGATGCGACCTACGACGGCGCAACGGCGGTCAGGGTGATCTTCGACAACGCCTACATGGAGGGCGTGGGGATCGCCGGCACCAACCCGGTCGCGACCGGCAAGGCATCGGACTTCCCCGCCGCCGCGGTCGGCAAGACGCTCGCGATCGGCGCGGTGAATTACGTCATCAAAAACCGGCAGCCGGTGGATGACGGGCTGTTCGTGCTGCTGCAGCTCGAGGTGCCGTAATGGCTGACCATCGCGCGGAGCAGGTGATGGCGGCGGTGATGGGGAAGCTGACCTCGCCGCCGCTCGCCACGGTGCCGGCGGCGCAGGTCCTGCGCGGGCGGGGCGAGGAGGTGGCGGCGGAGCTGACGCCGGCGCTTCGCGTCTACATGGGTGCTGACCCCATCGTCGATCCGTGGGCGCCGCAACTGATCGACTCGGAGCTGGAGGTGTTCATCGAGGCGAAGGTGCACGACGCCGCGACGAACGTCGAGACGCTGCTCAACCAGGTGCGCAAGGAAGTGAACATCGCTCTGGCGGCCGATTACACGCTCGGGCTCGGCTTCGTACACGCGATCGTCGAACTCGGGCCCGCGCGCCCGCAAATATCCGGGGACATGGCGAAGCCGGCGGCGTCGATGGAGATGAGCTACCGCGTCAAATACCGCCGCTCGCGCACCGATCCCAGCACCTGACAGTATTGAGTAATGAGTAAAGGTGACGCCATGAAAGAGACAAAGGGCGCGGAAGCGACACCCGGCACTCAGCGCTCAGCACTCAGCACTGGTGTTAGAAAACGGCAAACGATCAAGCTCAACGAATCAACGAACGAAGCGACGCCGCGCAAGGGCATCCAGCGCCGTACCGATATCGGCGACGCGCCCGCCGCGCCCGCCCCATCAACCGCAGAAAAGGAGTAACCCATGCTCGACAGACGCGCAGTCCTTCTCGTCAAGGACGAAGCCATCTACAACACCGACAGCGCCCCGGTCGCGGGCACGGATGCGATCATGTGCGAAGATTTCAAATGGGCGTTCGCCAACTCGCGAATGGTCCAGAGGAAGCCCGTGCGCGCCTCGCTCGCCGCCATGAAACCGATCTACGCCGGGACCCTCATCACGGTGAGCGGCAAGACCGAGATCAAGGGCTCCGGCGCAGCAGGCACGCCTCCCGAGATCTCGCCTTTTCTCCGTGCGAGCGGATGGGCCGAGACCATTGTCGCCTCGACCTCGGTCACCTACAAGCCGACCTCGGTCCAGGCGAGCATCAAGTCCTCGACGATTTATTTCTACGACGACGGCCTGCTGCTGAAAATGACCGGCGCCCGGGGCAAGAACAACGTCGACCTGGCCGTCGGCTCGGTCGGCTACCTCAACTGGGAATTCACCGGGCATTTCGTAAGCGTGACCGACGTCGCACTGCCCTCGGCGACCTACGACGCTACGGCGCCCGTGCCGCTGATCGCCGTGCCGTTCACGGCGGATTCCTTCGCCGCGGTCATCAGCAAGCTCGCGTTCGACCTCGGCATCGAAATCGCGATGCCGGAGAGCATCGCGGCGAGCGATGGCTACGGGGAGATCACGATCACCGGGCGCGGGGTCACCGGCTCATTCAATCCAGCGCGGGTGCTGAAGGCCACTTACGACTTCATCGGCAAATGGCAGGGCGGCAACGCGATGGCGCTCGATACCGGCCCCATCGGCGCCACCGCCGGAAATATCTATCGCGTGACCATGCCGGCGTTCACCTACAGCGAAGCCGGGCGCGGCAACCAGAACAACGTCGGTACCTACGAGATGAAGTTCGCCGCGGCGGAATCGAGCGGTGATGATGATGTGTCGGTGGCGTTCACTTGAGATCGAGCCATGACGATCAAGGCAATGAATCCGCTGGCGTCCTTCTGGTACACGCCGCGGGCAGAGGAGGGCGCGCCGAACCCGACGCGATTCAAGATCCGGGGGTTAAACGGGACCGAGCAGGGCTACATCGTGCCGGAGCTCACCCTCGACCCGATGGGGCGGATCGTGGCCGGCATGAGCGGGCGGGGGATCGAGATGGCGCTCGCCTACGGGCTCACGGACTGGGAGAACCTGGTGAACGGCAAAGGCACGGTCGCCTTCGGCGCCGGCAACTTCGGCCTGCTCGATTACGCGATGCGCGTCGAGCTCGCCATGAAGATACTCGCGGCGAGCTACGTGGAGGCGGAAGAAAAAAAAACCTGATTA